TCGCCAAGGGCGGATTTACCAACAAGGTTCCAATAGGTAAAAAATCAGAAACAAGGTTCCAAATGCAAAACAGGGACGGGGTGGGCAAGGTCATGATAGTAAGGGTCCCTGCATGAGCAATATAGAAAAAAATTTTACCAAAAAAATTTTCTAGCAATTTTTTGTGTTACAGTGAGCAAGCATGAGTACGAGGAAATGTACTTCTTGCAAAAAGGAGTTACCTTTAGAAGAATTTGTGGCTAAAAATAACCGCGGTACAGTTCATTCTAAAAAGTGTAAACCTTGCACTTATGCAGTAAGACAAAAGAACGCTAGCGCAACACCACAAAATTATTTGACCCGTTTGTTTGGTCAACTTAAACATGCGAGAACTAAAAAAGAAAAATCAAAAGTTAAGTGGGAGATTGAATTAGAACATGTTTTGGAACTGTGGGATCAACAAAAAGGTAAGTGTGCATTGACTGGTTTGTTTATGACGTATCATAAAGATGGTAGTGGTAGGAGAGATTTGAATGCTTCTATTGACCGAATAGACCCAGATGTTGATTATTTAGCACATAATATACAACTAGTTTGTGCCCGAGCTAACGCTATGAAACATATATTAAAAGAAGATGAGCTTTATTGGTGGGCTAAAAATATAGTAGAATCCAAAGAAAATGACTGATAAAGACCAAAATTTTGAACAAGAAAGGGCCGAGCTTCAGTCTCATTATCCCTATGTCGACGTCAAGCTTAATGAATTAAGTGTTCAAGAGGAGCGCTTAATCCTTTTTCATCTCCGTGGCATGTCGAAAGCTGCAGCGGGACGCGCAGCTGGATATAGGGATAATGAGCATGTTTATAAAGTATTTAAGAAACCAGCAGTACAAAAAATGGTTGCTAAGATGCGCGAAGAGTTCAAAGAAGAGATTAAGTTTGATAAACAAACAGCGACAAGCATGTACTTGGAAGCGCACCGTAAGTCTGCAACAGCGACAGAAGAGAAAGTTATCACCGATTCATTGTGCAAGCTCCACGGTCTATTTGCTCCAGAGCATGCTACACAAATCAACATTAATCTGGATAGAACTGTAGAACAACTAGAGAAACTACCAGATTCTGAATTACTTAAGATAGCGGGAACTGATAACCAATATCTTATGCCTAAAAAGGATGGAGAAAAGAAAGATTAAATACATTCACGTTAACCAACATAAGATAAGGGCTAACTTAAAACATGGTACGAACGAGCCAGTTATAACTGTGAAAGAAGGTCAGAAGAATACCTATTGTCACGAAGTAACTATAAAAGGCGATTCTACTGTTCGTTATGGTGGTACAGATAAACCTATTCTACCTTGTGGAGCTAGAGTAGTTATTGAAACTGAAGCAGAACTAGAGATTGATGGAAATAAACAAGATTGAATGTGTAACGTGTAAAGCGTTGCATCCAGATACACTGTACCCCAGTGATGATCAGATCTGCGTGTACTGTAAAGCCGACGAAGCAGAACGTATTGAAGAACCCACAACTGAAGAAGTTGTACAAGAGCCGACACCAGAAGAAACTGCACAACTAAAAGCCCAGAAAGAACTTGCGTTGCGTGCATTATCACGTAAGCACTTGTTGCCGTTCGTGGAACGTTTCAATCCAGACTACGTAGCAGGTTGGGTACACAAGGATATATGTCTACGGTTGGAAAAGTTTAGTCAAGATGTAAATGACAGAAAGTCACCTAGACTAATGCTGTTTATGCCACCACGACACGGTAAATCTACTTTGGCATCGGTTGCGTTTCCAGCTTGGCATATGGGCAGAAACCCTGAACATGAGTTTATTAGTTGTTCGTACTCTGGATCGTTGGCCATGAACTTTAGTCGTAAGGTTCGTCATCAACTGAGAGAACCTAATTTTAAAAATGTCTTTTCTGGTGTATCGCTCGACCCTAGTTCGCAGTCCGTAGAATCATGGAATACAACCAAGGGCGGTGGTTATGTAGCAGCGGGTGTTGGTGGTGGTATTACTGGTAAAGGAGCGCACGTGTTAGTCATCGATGATCCAGTCAAGAACAGAGAGGACGCAGAATCCGAGTACAATCGGGATGCGGTCTGGGACTGGTATACATCTACTGCGTATACACGGCTGGCCCCTGGAGGTGGTGTACTCATAATTCTTACCCGATGGCACGATGATGATTTAGCTGGTAGGTTGTTACAAGCGGCAGCCGCGGGCGCGGATCAGTGGGAAGTTGTTAAGTATCCAGCCATCGCTGAGAAGGACGAAGAGTTTAGAGAAAAGGGCGACGCGCTTCACCCAGAGAGGTACAGCTCAGAAGCTCTGACCCAGATTCAAAGAGCGGTAGGTCCACGAGACTGGTCGGCGCTGTATCAACAGAACCCAGTATCGGACGAAGGTGAGTACTTTAATCGAGAAATGATTAGGTATTACGACGAAAATGAAGTAGACTTTGACAGATTACGGTTCTATTGCGCATGGGATTTAGCGATTGGTCAACGAGAACGTAACGATTACTCTGTAGGAGTAGTTGTTGGCGTTGATGAATACGATAATTTATACGTAGTAGACTGTATAAGAGGAAAGTACGACGGTTTTGAACTTGTTGAACAAATACTGGATCTCTTTGAGGTGTGGCGACCACATGTGGTGGGCATCGAGAAAGGTCACATAGAAATGGCATTAGGTCCGTTTCTACAAAAACGTGTTCGAGAACGTGGACTTAACGAAGCCTACTTTAAAGATTTAAAAGTAGGTAGACGAGATAAAGAAGCGAGAGCTAGAGCAATACAGGGTAGAATGCAACAAGGCATGGTATACTTTCCGAAAGATCCGGTATGGGTTGGTCCGCTTATTGCGGAACTTTTGCGTTTTCCAAACGGGGTACATGATGACCAAGTGGATGCATTAGCATGGATAGGATTAATGATGACAGAATTCGCTACTTTTGTAGAGAAGATAGAACCTGAACCGTCTTGGCGAGATAAGCTTAAGCATCTAGTCAAGGGTGATAAACGTAAATCAGCTATGAGTTCTTAATGGATTACAGCAAAAAGAAGAAAAAGTTAAGTACAGAAGAAGAGCATTTAATAGCAACTAATCAGTTTGAGCGTTACGAACGTGCGCGCGACAATGGCCACCTCGACTATATCGAGACTGCTAAAAAATGTGATGCTTTCTATCGTGGTAATCAATGGGATCCAGCTGATGTAGCATCTTTAGATGATGAAGGGCGTCCTGCTCTTACAATCAATACCGTACTCCCTACTGTTAACGCCGTGTTAGGTGAACAAAGAACTCGAAGAGCAGATGTTAGTTTCAAACCAAAAGGTGGAGGTACCCAACAGGTAGCTGACGTATTGACAAAACTCTACATGCAAATTTCAGATAACAATAAATTAGATTGGTTAGAGTCTACAGTTTTTGCTGATGGTCTTATTCAAGACCGAGGCTATTTTGATGTAAGAATAGATTTCACGGATCATATCCAAGGAGAAGTGCGTATAAGTACCAAGGATCCGTTAGATATTCTGATTGACCCTGACGCCAAGGAGTATGATCCCAAAACTTGGAACGAAATATTCGAGACCAAGTGGATGAGTTTAGATGAGATTGAGGAACAATATGGTGTTGATAAAGCAGATAGATTAAGAGTAGCTGCAGAGTATGGTAATACCATGGGTCAAGATTCTGTAGAGTATGAGGAAACACGTTATGGTGATACGTATACTGGTGTAGAGTACAACCAAGGTAGCACAACTAATCCAGAAGAAAATCGTCAAGTACGCGCAGTTCGTGTTGTAGAAAGACAGTATTACCAATTAAAAGATTGTATGTACTATGTAGATAGAGTTACTGGGGACATGCGACCAATACCCGGAAACTGGGGTAAGCGTAAGAGAGAAAGATTTGCTGATGATTTTGGTTTAGATATTCTTACTAGAAAAGACCGTAAAGTACGTTGGACAGTTACAGCAGATAAAGTTGTATTACATGATGACTGGTCACCGTATGACTGCTTTACTATTGTGCCTTTCTTTCCATATTGGCGTAGAGGTAGACCATTTGGCATGGTAAGAAACTTAATATCTCCACAAGAACAACTCAACAAAATAAGTTCACAAGAACTTCACATAGTAAATACTACAGCTAACAGTGGTTGGATTGTAGAAACAGGGTCATTAAATGGTATGACTGCTGACGATTTAGAAGAACACGGTGCGGAAACTGGTTTAGTACTAGAGTATAATCGTGGCTCATCTCCCCCTGCGAAGATACCACCGAATCAGATTCCCACCGGCCTTGATCGTATTAGTCAAAAAGCTGCTCTTAATATTAAACAGATCAGTGGTATTGGCGATGCTATGCTAGGCACTGACAGCCCAGAGGTATCTGGTGTTGCAATTCGTGCAAAACAGAATCGTGGTGCGATGATGATACAAGTGCCATTAGATAATTTAATTAAAACTAGACAATATCTAGCTGAACATATCTTACGTTTAGTCCAAGCGTACTACACAGAAGAACGTTTAATACAAGTAACAGATGAAGATGACCCTATGAAGAGTCAAGTACCTGTTCTTTTAAATGGTATCTCTCCAGAAGGTGCAATAGTAAATGACCTTACTTTAGGAGAGTATGATGTAGTAATAGGAACTATGCCAGCTAGAGATAACTACGATGAAGCACAATTTGCAGAGGCTATTGAACTTAGACAGGTAGGTGTACCAATACCAGATGACCTGATTGTTGATTACTCTCACTTAGCGAAGAAAGGTGAGATTGCTAAACGTATACGTCAAATGCAGGGTATGGAACCAATGACAGAAGCACAAGCTCAAATACAGCAATTCCAAGCAGAAGCTGAAATCAAAAAAATACAACTTGAACTTGCTAAGATGGAAGCAGAAGTACAAAACTTACAAGCTCAAGCACAGTTGCACACTGCTAAAGCGCAAGAAACTATTGCTGATCCACAAATCAAAGTAGCTGAAATCCAAAGTAAAATGGAAATGAAGCAACAAGAACTCGCCTTACGTCAACAATTGTCAGCATTGACAAATGAAATGAGGCAAGGACAAACTGAAACTCAAGCGGCGGCAAAAATTGCTACCGCAGCTATCAAACCATCAGGAGGTAGATAATGGCTGAAGATAAAAACACAGAAGAATTAGTATTTGAGGGTATGCCCGGTGCTGATGCAAAAACTGAAGAGGATGTACAACCTTTTCAAGTAGATATGAACTTTGAAGACGAACCCAAGGAGGAGAACGTTGAAGAAACAGAAACAGAAGAAACAACAGAAGAAGAACCTGTTGCAGAGGAAACAACAGAAGAAGTTGCAGAGGAGCAAGTCGAAGAACCTGCTACAGAAGAAACAGAAAGTGAGTCAGAAGAGGCAGAACCAGAGAGCGTTCAAGGAGATGATGAGCAACCTGTGGAAGCAGTGGAGGAAGGATCGAATGAACCTGAAGTAGAAGAGGTAGAAGAACCAAAAGCACCTATGGTGCCTAAATCACGTCTTGATGAAGTGCTTGCAAAGAACAAAGAAATGCAAAAAAAGCTTCAAGATATGGAAGGTAAAGAAACTCCTGAAGCAGAAAAGCTACCAGAGTATGACTTTGTTACAAAAGAAAAAGAATATCAGGATTTAGTGTTGGACGGAGAGACCGAAAAAGCTGCATTGTTAAGAAATGAGATAAGAACTGCCGAAAGAGAGCAAATTATGTCCGAAATGCAAGGCAAAATGGGTCAAACTGTACAACAAGACCGTGAATTACATGAGTTAAATCAAAAAGCTACTGAAATAATGGAAGTTTTTCCTATTTTTGATGAAAAAAGCAAGTCTTATGACGAAAAACTGACTCAAGAAGTTATGGAACTGCGTGATGCGTTTATATATCAGGGCTATGGCGCTGCAGATTCGTTAGCAAAAGCTACTGAAGTTACTTTATTAACTAAAAAACCAGAACTTTTACAGACTTCTGATGAACCAAAAGCAGATCCTGCACCTACGCTAACAAAAGCAGTGCAAGAAAAGAAACAAAAGGCTACTGTGCAGAAAAAAGTAGAAGCTTCACAAGCGCA